ATAAAATCGCCGTGGAAAAGGAATCGGCGCGGAAGGCCGGACTTTACGGCGACCATTTTACATCCCGGCCTACGACCAACTATTCCAAAGCCCAAGCCGCCGACCTGCTCGGCTTCAACGCCCCGCTCCGAACGGCTTCGCAGTACATGGACCTAGACGCTCGGACGAAGCCGAAACACAATTTACGAGAACTTACCACAGGCAGAAATGCCTCCAGCTACAGAGGATAGAATTATGTCGTCACAACCAGCACCATCTACCAGCCTTCCCGGCATCGGCCAAACAGACCCGAACGCAGAATCTTCGGCGGCACATGCCGCCGGACTTAGTGCGCTTGAGCTGAAGAGACAACAACTCATCAACGAAACAACGGCTCGGGCAAAGGCAAACGAAGCTATGCTGGACGCGAAGGAGGCGGAAGAGGCTGCCGCAGCGGCAAACGAAGCAACTATAGACACGGCTGCCGACGAAATCGGCGCGAATAACACAACGGTAGAGCAGTATAATGCTGACATTTCTACCCTAAAAGCATCCCAATTTAAAACGGATGCTACTGGGGATTACGTAAAGACTCCGGAGCAAAGAAAAGTCATTGGCGAACATATCAAAAGTTTGCAGGAGGATCGGGACGCGCTTGACGCGAAAAACATAAAAATAGCGGAAGATTTAAAAGCTAAAGCTGCCGCAGATGATTCTGGCTTCGACTGGGACAACGCTTTGGACAAAACCGGAAAAATAGGAAATTTGGCAATCGGCGGCGCTTTGTTGTACGAGTGGTGGAATAAGGAAGACCCTCCAACCCCGCCATCTGCCGGCGAGACGGCCCGAGAGCTTTCCAGCGTTACCGCCGACCGAGAGTTCGGCATAAACCAGCAGCTCGCTAATTACGGCCCCGGATTCGGTACGGACGCTCTACAGGACGCCGATTTAGCCGCCGAATGGCAAGCCGCCGGCAGTCCGGATTTCAACACATGGGTACAGTCCGTAATGGCGGACCCTACCAGCCCGACCGCCCGAAAGCTCGCCGACATGCTCGACCCTCTAAATGTCGAGGCAAAGGAGCGAGGCAGGCGCATCGACGAGGCGGCGAATTTTTACAACGAGTACGATGCCTCGCAGTTCCAATCGCCCCAGATGCAGGCGGCTCAGAGCTATGCCTCGGGCCTTACCTCCGATCCGCTTTCCATGCAGAACCGCCAGTACATGGAGCAGGAGCTGGCTGGAGATTACTCGCAGGGGTTTTATGACGATCTGCGAGCCGACCTGTTCTCGAGTATGCATCCGAATGCCGTAGGAACTTCGCTGGGAATGACCAAGGCGGCTCTCGGAGCGGAATCTGCCATTCGAGGCCGGCGGGACGCCGCCTCCGACCGCATCGCCCGAGACGATGCCCTGCGGATGTCCTACGCTCCCAGTTATGCCAGCATAGCGGCCAGCGGGAGCGCCGACCCACTAAGCCTATCGAACGTCGGAAAAATGGGCATCGGCAACATCGAGCCAATGGACCCGACCGGAGCCTTCTTCGGCAGTTTTCCGGCAATGGAGTACGACACGGCTCTGGCGGCCTACCAGAAACAACCGACGACGATTCAAACTTTAACTGCACTCGGCCAAGCCGCCCAACAATTTAAGAAATAATGCAAGCGCCAATCAGATTCACGTCCGCAGTACCCGGAGCCATCGCCCAAAGGCAGGGCGATCAGCAGGCTCTGCAACAGTTCTTCGACCGCAACAAGGTCGAGAAGGCAAGAATGGAGCAGATCAAAAGCCTGAAGCAACTGGCCAAGGGCTACGGAGCCTCCGCCGCGCAGGTCGAGAGCAGTTCTTACGCGAGCTTCAGGGCTTCGTCCAGCGGATGGAGCTGGAAAGGGCGGACAAGACGCGAGCGGAGCAGGCTAGGCTTCGCGAGCTACAGATGCAGCAGTCGAGGCAGGCTATGATGTTGGCCGGCGAGAGAGCAGGCTGGCTTCGAGAAAAGCGGGCTGCCGGGCAGGATTTAAGCCGGTTTATGGTTGTCCCTCCGAAGCCTAAAGCGATTCCCTCGGGCCAATTCAGCCAATCGGATGGGCGAGCAATCCCAACCTTGCCCGGAGGATTCGCGCAAAGAGTCGTACCCGAGCAAGGCTTCACGCCTACCGGCCCTTCGATCAACGTTGCCACAGGCGAAGTCACGGCTGGGACTCCTCCAATCGCTCAACCGTTGCCCGAAAGATACCGAGCACTCCTAAACTCCAACCTGTCGGACGAAGCCAAAGCCCAAGGAATCGCTGAAATGAAGGCCGAGGCTATGGCGCAGCAAAAACTCGCGGCAGAACAAGGAAATGCCGCTTTGGCTAATCAGATAAAAGTAAATGCAGAGCGTCGGGATCAAACTGGATTCACGCAAGAGCAAGGCGTTATGTCTTTCGACGGCCTCACGATAGGAACGGGGGAGAACGCTTCAATTTTACAAGGAAAAATCGGCGACAAAGCGGAAGCGATAAAGGCGAAAGAGGGGTTGAACAACCTAAACTCAATTCTACGCGATCTGGATCAATTAATTGCACTCGGGTACAAAAGGGAAAATTCAACAGTGCTTTCGGATGACGACAAAGAAAAAGCGGCACAGTTGGCAAATCGCGTTCGAGGGCAGATTCGCGAGGAGATTCTCGGCCCCGGCACTGTAACAGGGCCGGAGTTTGACAGATTGGCCGCTCAAGTGCCAGACCCGACCGCGGGATTTGACTTATTTTCCGCTCAGTTCGGCCAAGAAGGGTCAAGGCTATTAGAGCAGGTAAAGGCGGATTTGATTAAGAAAGTAAAAGGAAAATATGCGGCCTACGGCGTGACTACGGGAGGTACGGCCAACCCCGCCAACACAAGGCAGCTTTCGACCGGCAAAAAGGTGGAAATAATATTCGACCCAGCGGAGTAAGTCATGCCGGTAACTCGAATAAAATCCGACCTCCTCGGAGTGGATTTCAAAGTTCGGTCTGATGGCGAACTAAATTCCCGAGACTACTTCGACATCCTGAAGGAAGTCGGCCCGGACGGGCAGCAAATCGTAAGCCCGCAGGACTTGCTCCACGTCTACAAGTCGGCTCCATACGACGAACGCCGACAGAAGCTGGCTATCAACGCGCTGGACAACGGCTTCTTCGAGTCCGAGGGGAGCTTTACCGAGGCCATGACCCACATGGGAGCATCGGTAGGGCGGGGGATAGGCAAATCCGTTACGACAAATCTTTTTGGGACTTCCAGATTGCTAAAAGGTCAACTTGATTACGGCGAGCCGGAAGACGATACGCCGCAAAGCCCATTAGTCGAGCAAGGCATTCTAAAAGCGGCCCAGCAGTTGCGGGGATTGTCTTACGCCGCAAAGCGATCTGATAGGAGTTTTGATCAAGACCTTGATTCGGCTATGCGATTTGCCGGGATCGACCGAAAAAACGATACGCTAAAGAAACGAGTAATAGCAGAAGCCCGACTTCAAGATTATTCGCAATCTGACGCGACTTTAGCTCAAGCAGGATTTGAGGCATCCGCTATGCCTGCGACAATGGGGGCTAAAGGGGCGGAATGGGCAAAGCAGATAGGGACTTTTGACGACGATAAAGAGAAGCTGGCTACAATCGATTATTTGGCCGAGCAGTTTGACATTACCGACAAGATCGAGCAAGGGGCGGAACTGGGCCTCGCTCAAGGCGGGGCGCTGGCCACGCTGGCCAACGTTTACGGCGCGCCGTTCGGGCTGGGAGTAGATTCGGAAGTCAATGAAAAGGCATTAGCCGACGTGCAGGCTGGTCGGGTCCAGCCAGACCGCGACGTAGCTATGGCCGCATCTTTTGCGATGATGCCCGACATGTGGGCGTCTATGGGGGCGGGGGCAGGAGTCAACCTCGGGCTACGCTCCATCTCCAGAGGAACTATAATGAAAGCGGCTCAAGCTGCTTCGGAAGAGTCGGCCCTCAAGGCGAACATATCATTTTGGAAAGGGGCATCCGGATATGCTCCGGGTTCGGTGGAAAAGATCATCGGGTCCGCCGAGCAAAAACTAGCTAAAGTCGCCGGCTCGCAGGAGCGTCTCAACAAGCTAGTAGCGAAGTCCGAGGGGATAGCTCAGAGTTTGTCGGCGAAATTAGCCTCGGCAGGCCAAGGCGAATCTTCCCAAGCCGCTCGACTGCTTCAAGCAATTGAAAAAGCCCCGGACCCGAAAGCTCCGCTGATAAACCGGGCGGTAGGGAAAGCCTTGCAGGGTACTGGCTACACAGTCGAACAAGTCGGCAGGGCAGGGGAACTTCTCAGGCGTTTGCCGGAGGAAACTTTGACGACTCTCTTCATGCGTTCGGGAGGCATGGACGAAGCGTCTGCCCGAGCCATCGCTCGGACTGTCCAAGTCGCGGTAGCGGCAGGGACGTTGACCGGAGGATTTCAAGACTTGGACCCGAATCTCGCACAACTGGCGACTGCCCTTCTACTTACGCCCGGTGGGCCGTCCATGATAACGCGACTCGGGCATGACGTGGGCATTCTCGGAAAGCAATTGCAGTTTGCCCAAGCCTCCAGCCCGCTCTTCCAAAGGATTGCCCAACTGGAGCCTGCGGAAGCATCCTTCGTCGAGGCTTCTCTCGACCGCACGGCGGCTATGACTTTGCCGGAAACGGTCGGCGGATTAGCCCAGAAAATCTTTTCGCCCACTCGACAGTTCGGGCCGTCAGTCGCATTAAAAGCCCCATCCACTTTTCTATCTCGAACCGGCCTCGGCAACACTCTTACCGGGGCCGTCAATACGGCCAAGACCGCCGCCGGGGCGGCAGCTATCCCCGGAGCTTTCGGATACGCTCTAGGCGGCGAAGAGGGGGCTGGCGGGGCAATAGGAGCGAGCTGGCCTTTCATCGCCGCAGGGATGGGAGCAGGCACTTTAATGCGTTTCGGATCGATGGCCGACGTCCATGCAAAGATGCTCGGCGACAGGGCCGTCTACAAAGAAACGCTCTCGCCGGTAGATTTAGTGGAATTTGAAAGCTACACGAAGCCGGTTCAGCAGGCTCTGGCGACTACCGCCGTTCAAAATCCCGACGTCATCGTAAATTTCAAGAAAGGAAACAAGAGCAGTTACTACGCCCAAGAGAACGGCGAATCGGTCATAACGCTCTATGACGGCTCGACCGCCGCCGAACAACTTTCCGCCGTGCTGGGCCATGAGATAGCCCACCATATAGACACTTTCGGATTCATGCCCTACGTCATCGAGGAATTGCTCGGATCGGTGGAAAAGAAAAAGCCGGGAGTATATACGGAATATGGAAAAGACGGGAAGCCCATTGTCATAAAGGACGAAGCCGGAAATAACGTCTACGCCACGAACGACGAGTTCGCCATTCGCCGTAAACAATATCTGGACAGGCTCGAACCCGGCTCAGAGGCTTATAATCGCTACGCCAACAATGACGCCCTAATAGCTCGCGAGGTTTTCGCATCGCACGGGGCGGCATGGTACTTCGGCGGGGAGTTCGTCAAGAAGAACTGGCAGGGAGCGGGAAGCAAAATGATGGGAGCCATCCTCGACCCGATATTCGGCTCGAACGGGATGCGGAAATTCCTCCATCGCATAGGCATTCCGACCAACGAAGGGACGAAGCTAGTAGCCGATCCGACTTACGGCGGAAAGGGGCTTATGCCGGGACTGAAGGAAGTCCCGGCCTTGGTCCGCATGATAGAGAAATACAACGCCGACGTCCGGGGCTACGGCGCGGAAGCCCGCAGACAGGGCAGAGGTCGAGGCAATCTGGTGGACCCGGCCTTCAAGGACGAAGTCGCCGGCGTATCGCTTACGGCGAAGGATTTGGAAAACCCCGCAATCGTCGAACGCCTGAAAGCCGGCGGACACGTCAAAATCGCGGATGACGGCAGCATCGAGGTGGATGCCTCCGGAAGACCGGTTTTTCTCCCGACTCGCGAGGTAAACAAAAACAACAAGCAACTGTCCAACGACATTCTGGACATCATCCAGAAGAAGGAAGACGCCGGCGAGACTTTCGGCGAGGGACACGTCGCAATGGTGGAAACGGCAGACGGCAAGCCCAGAGCCACGGGCAGATTCTTAGACCCTTCCATAATCGCAGAACTGCGAAAGCAAAATCGGTACAACCAGCATCAGCTCGACGCATTGGCTAGAATCAACGCCACTCTGCGAAACGATACGGGCGACGTCTGGAATTTATTTTACTACTCGGCCCTGAAGTACAACAAGGCGGGCCGCAAGGTTTACGGCCAAATCAAAGGCGGGGATAGGCCATCCTTGCCGTTCGGCATAGAAATTACCAAGGACGGCAACGTCATTATTTCGACTATCTCGCTGGACGCCATCCAGAAGAATCTTGAATGGTTCGCCAAGAGCAAGGGCTATCGCCAGAAAATGTTCGATGAGTTCGGCGGCAATAACGCCAATGAAATCGTCCGCAATGCCTTGAGCCTGCTCCCGCAGTATTTAGAAAACCATCGAAAGGGCAAGACCGACCCGGCGTTTGAAAACGGCAAGCCGGCCAGCGGCATAAGCGAAGGCCAGCGCGACCTGCTTAACGCCGCCATCGGGAAAATAAATGCCGAACAGGTAAAAAGGAATCCGATTCTGGAGGGGCTAGGGGATCGAAGGAGCAATCGCCAGCAAAGCTATCGCTCCCGCAGGCTGGACAGGATCGGCAACGCCGTTCGAGGCGAAGACGGCTATTATGCGTCTACGAGCCGCATCGAGCGAAACTTGCAGCCCATGCGGATGCCCCGCCGAAAACCCAACCAGCCGGACGACACGATTCCGCTGCCATTCGACGAGCTTCCCGGCGACAAGCCCGGCGAAGGCTTCGGTCGAATGATAAACGTGGACAAGACCAAGGCAGAAATGGCCGAGGCCAAGCGGCTGGCGGACGAAGCCCAGGACGGCTTTTCCAGCTCGGGCAACGTTCGCTCGAAGGATGCTTATGGGCGGGACAAGCTCTTTATGCCGGCCGCCGAGGCAGGCGCGCTGAAGGGCAAGCAGGCCGAAGCCGCGAAGCTATGGCAGGAGAAGGGAACGGATTCGCCAGTCTTCAAGAAATGGTTCGGCAGGTCAAAGGTGGTCAATGAGAATGGGGAGCCGCGAGTCATGCAACATGGGACAGGTCAAGAATTTGAAGTATTCAAAAGGCGGCCGGGGGCGGACTTTGGATTTCATTTTGGAACTATGGAGCAGGCAACGGCGCGAATATTGGACAAGTTTCCATATGCTACGAAAGAAAATGTGCAGAATCTTATCGTTGACGGGAAGGCACACATACTGCCTGTCTATTTGTCTATAGAAAAACCTCTTCGCATTCCTGACACTGGACAGTTTCAGTCGTCAAACTGGGATTTCATCAATGCGCTAAGTGATCATGGAATTACCATTAAATATGGAAGTTCTTCTCCTACTGTTGCCCGAAAAATCAAGAAGGCGGGCTATGACGGTTTGGTCTATGCTAACAGGCACGAAGGCACTGGCGACTCATATGTTGCTTTAGAGTCATCACAGGCGAAATCGGCATTCCCAGCACCAGTAGGCAATCGTGGAACGTTCGACGCAGGCGATCCGAACATGCTGTTTATGCCGGCCGCAAAGCCGGTCGAGGCATTGAGCGATGCCAACCTTCGAGCCTTGGAGGGCGACAAGAAAGCCGTCCAAACCACTTTAAGCATAAAGGACTACACGCCCAACCCGGACCCCGAAAGCGTAGCCCTAACGGCTCGGGCCGGGATAGTAAACCCAAACATCAGCGGAATGCCGAAAACCTACCAAGGCGTTCGGGATTTAGTGACTCGCGTAGTCGATAAGGTTGTGCATATGGCGACGACCTACCCGACTTTTGCGAAAAGAACGGCGTCTTTTTATTCGGATATGGCCCGGACCGCCGTCAACATGGCAGACGTCGTCAAGCATCAGACGCGAAATCTTTTCGACGTGGCCGACTTGCAGCTTAGATTTCTAGCCCTCGGCTCGCCCCGCTCGGCAGTGGCCGCCAACCAAACGAAGTCCTCAAGGTCGATAATGGCCGCACACGGGCATACCGCAGGGCATAAGATCAATCCGGGCGATCAGCAGGCCGGGGCGAATCGGACGACCAAAGACTGGGATGCAGGGAAGCATTTCGACGTTTTGGACGAAAAAGCCTTGGGAGCCGACGACAAGGTCAGAAACTTCTACCTGAACGGCCTAGCCGAACTTATCGAAGTCGCCCGAGTGGACGGGACGGCGAAAGACGTCGCCATGCTTCAGGACAGGGCGGCCAGAACTTTGGGGCTGATCAAAGGAAAACAAAAGCTTACTTCCAAGAAGACTGCGGAATTGGAAAGACTCCTAGAAGGGCTGGCCACGGTCGATATGTGGGACATGGCGGGCAAGGAATACGCCCACCCCGCTTACGTCTTAAAAGGGAAGGGCAGGGGGACGAATCAAGACACGGCTTTCCATTGGTCGATTCCCAAGCATCGCGTTCGGGCGACTATGAAAACCGGGTCGACCGCTCACTGGTCGAAGGCATTGAGAGAGCTGGGGAAAAGCTCGCCCGAGGAATTGTCTTTTCGAGAAGCTAATGCTTTGCAGATCGATGGAAAAAAGAACTGGAACGAGAATACTTGGGCCTCGAGAATTGAAAAAGGATTCAACTCGGAAACGGAATGGTCCTACTATACGAAAGCGGATGAGGGAGGATTAACGCCGGGCGGCGGAGGCCCGCTCTACGATGCCCACCAAACTATCGACGGGCTAATCGCGGACCGGCTCAACGGCTTGGGGCTGGCGACGTTCTTCGGGAAGAAAAAACTGTTCGCTAGGAACGCGCAGGAAATCATCTGGGCCTTGACTAAATTTGAAAACCCGTTGCCGGCAAACCAGAAGCTGGTTCTGTTCGGAGACAGGTTTGCCGAATTTCATACCGCCATCGAAAACTTGCGGCGTACCGGCGTGGTGGACTCGAAGTTGCCGGCCTCGGCAAGGAGCATCTTTGCGGCGATAGACGACACTTATGCCAAGACGGCCACGCAGAGCATACCCTTCGAGGTAGTGTCGCAGGGCAAATCGCCCGAGGCCATAGCTTCGCAAAAGGCTGAAACGGCGATGGGCGCGGAAGACTTCACATCCTCCGTAGCGGAAAACTTAGGCAAGGAATTACAGGACATTATCGACTTTCACGGCGAAGACGTTTCCATCGAGTCGGTAAAAGTCGGCCGGGGCGGATATACCGAAGACGGGAAAGTGGCCGTAAGTCCGAATATCGTAGTCGCTCTCCGGGGCGAACCCGCAATTACGAAGCAGATAATGGTGGAGATTTCCAGAGCCGGCGATCAGGCGGAAGGCAACGTCATACGCAAGCCTACCTTGCAGGACTTGAACTCCGGGCGAAGGTTGAACGCTGCGTTGACCTTCGACACTTCCAACCAAACTCCGAAGCAGCAGGCGGCTTTCTTTCTCGCCCTCAATAAGCTGAAAGACGCGAAAGGCGAACGTTTTCTGACCGGCTATACGGAAACTGCGGATGGCATGTTCATCGGGGATCAGTATTACGGGGGAGATATGGCGGCGGAAATCGCTAAACAATTGCCGGCAATTGAGGCGATTAGAAAAAAGTATAATGCGGGGAAAGGGGAATTAAACAAAGTAGTGGTGGACGCATTTAAGCGGCCCGATAAAGTACCCTTTTGGAACGTGGACAGAACTTCGTTCTCCCGCGACGTGAACGATTTGATTCGGCAAAAGATTTCAACGGCCCAAGGTCGAAAGCATACCGGCCTGCCCCAAGTCACGGATCGTATCCAGCGCATTGTTGATAGGGCGGACAAAATGGGAAGACGCGAGTACGAATCCGCAAAGAAAAGAGAAGATGCTTTGGTCGAGCTTCAGTCGGAGGTAGATTTAGCCGCCTTGGACGGGCTGATAGATAAGGCCGAAAAGGGGAATTTGAAGGAGACGGTAAAAAGTTCTTTTTCCAATGCAACGATCAAAGGCCCATTCGCTCCTACGAGGCGAGCTATCCAAAAGGGAATCGAATCCCGACTCGGCGATAAAAAGACCACGGCCAAGCAGAAAAAAAATCTTCTTTGGTCGAGGAGGCCGAAAGGAGAGTTCGGGCCGGGCGGCAAAGAGTTGACGCCGGGGGCATTTGAGAAACGGGCGAAAGGGCTTATGACACAGGGGCAGAAGTCTGCGGACTTGCTTCCTTCCCGCTTCCGTGCTAAAAGCGGAGTCAAATTACCTCGTAGTTTCAGCAAACCCAGCCAGACAGGAAGAGTAAAATGAGAAAGTCAAAGCCAACTCCGCAAGACAAGCAAGACAAGCAAATTGCTGAAGTGAACGCTATGATGAAGAAGATCGGAATGCATGGCGACGTTCCCATTTTTCGGGATAACTACGATACGATAATTACCTCTATCCTGCCTCGGACATTGCCGGACCATGAAGGGGGAGTCCCGGCTCCGCCCGAACCGGGGGGAAGAAAAGACTCGACTGCCTAGCGGCAGGACGCCGGTGCGACTCCGGCCTTCTCCACCATTGCCCAATCCAGCCGAGCGAATTACCTCGGCTAAATACGCCCATAATTAGGCTCTAAATTCGGCGCGGAGTTATGCCCGGAAAGCTATTTCGCTTGTGTCAGTTTTGTCCTGTAATGGCAAATAACGGCATTTTAGGCTTGTTTAGTGGCATTTTTTGGCTAAGTTCTGGCGCAAGCGATATCCGACATATATGACTACGAAAAAAAGAGAAAACGCCAACGATTGGAAAGTGATCATTTCCTTTAACGGAGAAACGAGGACAGCTTTTGCGAAGCATGAGTTACTGCTCAGAGTGAAATTTTCGGAGGCCGTAAAGCGTCACTGGAAGGAATCGGCTCTCATGCGGTTCGACGAGGCCGAGCGACTCGACTCTAGCACGTGGTACGGGAAAACCTATACCGCCAGCGGGAAGCAATTAGGATATAAAGTTATCTGGAAGGTCGATCTAATCAAGCAGGCAGCCGCTCGGCTAGGGGCTTTGGGCGGGGCGGCGGGGCGAGGAAAGGCGAAAAGGCGCGGGAACTCGATCTATTACAAACGGTTGAGGGCGATGCAAAATAAGAAGAAAAGATAAGAAAGTAAATTTGTGCAATTAGCTCAAAAAACAAACAAGATAAGCCCAACTTTTAGATTAAGGGCGAGAAAAATTTAAGTTGAACAAATACAAGAATAGTCCAGTCTCACCAACAGTAAGCCAAATCAACCTAAACGAAGACAGGCTGGACATAGGATATCGCACAATATGCATTCTTTGCAGAAATCGCGCAAAACGTGTGAATAACTTTTATCCGGTCTGTCTTCGGAAAATTAATCCGAATGACAGAGACAACATCCCAGACAGAGAAGCCCCTTCTAATAACAAGAGAGGAGACTATGAATCTCCTCCAGTGCGGACCCAGAACGTTATCACGTTGGGCCGCCAAATTCAAGTTCGCAAAGCTCGGGCGAAATTTCGTCCGGGCTGACGTCGAGAAAAAGATTGCCGCCCTTTGCCGGGAGGCGGCGTGAGGATCACGCTCGCCAGCGATCCCGGCAAGTCCGGAGGCTACGCCGTGGCGTTCGGCTCCCTCGACAAGGTCGAGCTTTATCCTTGGTCGGAGGAGGACGAGTGGCTCGCCTACCTCGACGAGCTGTTTAACTACGAGGACTCGAAGGGCGTCGAGGCTATCGTCGAGCTTGTCCCGCCGTTCGTTGGCAAGGCCGTTCCCGGCCATACCAGCTTCAAGCTAGGCTATAACTACGGCTTTATATGCGGGAGCATTAGGGCAATGCGAATCCCGCTCCACCTTTCCCGGCCGCAGGACTGGCAGAAAGGCTTGCCCGGCCTTCAGGGGCTTTCCGGCAATCCCCGCAAAAAGAAACTTCGCGATCATGCGGTCAGGTTATTCCCGAAGCTGAAAGGCGTAACGCTGAAGACCTGCGATGCCCTGCTAATTCTGAATCACCATCTTTCTCACTAATACTAAAACTAAACTGAATACATAAATATGGCTATATTAACTCCCTCCACATCTTCAGCGGAAGGCCCGATCACGGGCTGGCCGGTCGAAGGACTCGCCCCGCAAGGGCAACACGTCGTCGTCTGCTTGGACGTCAAAGATACGCTGAATCACCAGCGTCCGACCTACGAAAACCCGGAAGTCATCGAAACAATCGATCTGACCCGCTTTCTGTTCGGCCTGCCTGACGGCACAATGATCCAGACCGGCGAAATGAAAATCTCGGCCCATGAGAAAAGTCGGCTAATGGCTTTCCTGACGGGCTGGCTCGCCGGCCCGCCGATCATGGACGGCACTTGGGATTACTGCTCGCTGAAGGGCGTTGGGGCGATGATTACTGTCGTCCATAAGGTAAGCCAGAAGGGCAGAACCTATGCCGACGTCGCGAGCACCAGTCCTGTCATGGACCAGCTTGCCGGGCAAGTCCCGCAGTTAGCGAGCTTCCAGATTCCCGTATCGGCGGAAGTGGCTCCCGCCGCCCAGCCTGTTCAGCAGGCCGCTCCGGTTCAGCAGGTTCAGCCGGCCCCGCAGGCCCAGCCCCAAGTTCAAACCCAGCAAACGGCTCCCGGCTTCACTCAAGTCCAATCGCCTCCTTTCTGATGCGTAAAATCATCCGAAAAACAATCCACCGACTGCTCGTCGTAAGGCGAGCAGTCAGGGAGGCACTCCGACCATGGCGGTATTAAAGGAAAAGCCGAAAGTCGGCGGGAGTCATTTCTACGACCTCGCCGGCAAAGCCTGCCATTCGCAGATCGGCAAGAACGGCCTCGAAAGGAATACCACTTTGCGCGATGCGAGAAAGCTGAATCTGTTTCCAAGCGTTACCGGCATAACAGGCATCTTCGCAAAGCCCGGCTTGGAGCGGTGGAAAAGAAATGAGCTTTGCCGGATAGCCTTCGAGCTTGAGCCGATTGACGGGGAGAGTCTTGAAGACTTTACGGATCGATGCCTCGTCGCGCACCAGAAGCCCGTCGAAACGGCGGCGGACTTCGGAAGCGAAATCCATGATGCCATCGAGAAGTATTTCGACGGCAAGCCTATCCCCGATCACCTGTTGGAGTACGTCCAGCCGGCATTCGATTGGAAGCAGAAAAACCAGTTGGAATTCATCGAAAGAGAAAAAATTCTCGTCAACCCGGAGCACGGGTTCGCGGGAATGTGCGACATCGTCGGTAAAGGCCCGGATGGTCAGCAGTTCATTATCGACTGGAAAACCCGCAAGACGAAGCCGAAGCAAAAAGTAACTTCGTATGACTTTCAGGTCCACCAGATAGCCGCTTATGGCGGGACTTACTTCGGCGAGAAGGAAATTCTCGAGGGTAGGGTATATGGAGCCAACTGTTATATCAGTTCGACCGAACCGGGACGCTTTGAGGTAATTAGCTATTCGCCGGAGGAGCTAGCCGAGGCGTGGAAAGCCTTCGTCGCCGCCTGCGAAATCTGGCGGAGCTTGAAGAAGTACGATCCGAGGCCGGGGCAGTGACGCGAATCCGATCAAAGAACTTCGAGGCCGCCGGCTTCGACGGGGAGAAGGTGGACTCCAAGGCTACGATCACGATCTGGGTGACGCCGGAGTTCAAGCGAAAGGTCCGCATCTTGGCGGCGAACTCCGGGGATGGCTATTCGGTCAGCCAGTACTTGCGTCTGCTCTGCAAGGAGAAGTTCGAGGAGTCGGATGAAGTTTAACGTCATAGAAATTTGCGCCGGGGTAGGCGGCTTTGGACTGGGCTTCGAGCCGTACGGGCAGGTACTGGCCGCAGTCGAATGGGACAAGGCCGCCGCCGGCGTTTACAAATACAATAATCCGGAAGTCCAAATGTTCTGCGATCTGACCGAGGTACGGGCTACGGACCTGCCTTGGGATGCGGACGACCTAGTGATATGTGGCGGGACGCCTTGCCAAGCCTTCTCAGTTGCCGGCAAGCGCGGCTCGATGTCGGACGACCGGGGCAATCTCGCCTTAACATTTAATAACTTATGTAATGCAATCGACGATCTTCGACTTAATGCTGGAAAAGAACCGGCAATCATCATCTGGGAAAACGTCTGCGGAGCAATCAACACCGACGACAACGCATTTGGATGTATCTTGGCAGGAATGGCTGGAAGTGATGCCCCCCTCGTTCCAGTCGGAGAGCAGCGCTGGACAAACGCAGGTGTGGTTGTTGGCCCGAGACGAGCCGTCTCTTTCCGGGTACTCGACTCCCAATACTTCGGAGTGGCCCAACGCAGGCGAAGAGTCTTTGCCGTTGCTCTCGGAGGTTCTCGAAAGTGGGCCGCACCTGAAGCGCTTGTTCCTCAGCAAAAAAGCCTGCCTCGGAATCCTAAGAAGGGCGAAAGCTCGGTCGAAGGTTCTCCCGGAAATGCTGGATCGAGCTTTACGGGAACAAGCTTCGGAAAGTACGAGGAAGGAGTCGGAACGCTCCGAAGCCAAGGAGGAGATTTAGGCGGCGGAAGCGAGACGCTGGCGGTAGACGTCTACAACGGCGAGATTACCGGCGAGACGGCGGCGACTGTTACCAGCGCCACGGGCATCGCGAATGCGAGCGGGCCGAAGGTAATGCACGAAACTGGCCAAGGCTACTGGCAGGAGCATGAGCATTCAGGCTGCTTGAGGGCAGAGGGCGAAAATCGCCCTAGCAGACCCTCTCATGTAGTCTGCTCATGGAACGGCGACGTAACGCCCAAAGCCTCCGAGGACGTGAGCGTTACGCTTCGTAGCCAGCAGGGCGGCGAGGGCGTTGGCGTGGCTCATGGCGTTTATCCTACCGCCGGCCAAGATTTCCCGTGTTTCGAGGAGACTTCCCCGACCGTTAAATGCGGTTCGGGATTAGGCATACCTTCTCCGCCGGGAGTCCTGCAAAACCTAACGGTCCGCCGTCTCTCAAGCGTAGAATGCATGAGGCTTCAGGGCTGGCCGGATACTCATTGCGACTTCAAGATGGAGCTGGAGCTGGACGGCAATCGCTGGAAGGCCACGGGCAAAGTGGTAAAGCAGGCCGAAGGCCCAAAGTACAAGCAGGCGGGCAACGGCGTGACGGCCAACGTGGCGGCCTACATAGCAGGGAAACTGATGGATGCTCTCTCGAAGTGAAAGGCAAGGTATTCAGCCTGAAGACAGAGGCCAAGGGAGCCATCGCCTCGCACAAGCCGGGCCATCCTTCCAGCATCGAATGGACTCCCGGCCCGCGAATGTCGGCCTCGGACAAGATAAAATTTAACTGGTGCGCCGAGCAGTTCTTTGTCCGGCGAGGACTTCAGCCCCCTTGGGCGAGAAAGGAATTAAAAATAAATGCAAAATGAAACGATTTACAAATGCCACAGGGAGACTGTCATTCTGGAGAAGGATGGCCGCGAGGCTACGCTCACTTTTGACATCGATGCGGACGCTTGGCGGTTGGAGGCGGAAACGTTTACCAGCCTCGAAGACGGCATTCGATCCGCCGAAAGCCTCTTGGCCCCCCCAGAGTTAGAGGAATGATAGCCCTCGATACGGAAACTTTCTGGTCCGCCCAGTATTCCATTACCCGGCTCGGGCTTGATCGCTATGTTATGCATCCGCAGTTCAAGGTAACGCTGGTCAGCTTGTACTCGCCCGAGTTCGAGTGGGTAGGAACGCCCGACCAGTTGCCGGTCGAGCGGCTTGCTGGCGAGACGATATTGGCCCACAATGCGGACTTCGACGCCACGGTCTGCCGGATGGCCATCAGCAAAGGCCAGATGCCCGAGTTTCAGGCATCGAGGTGGATATGCACGGCGGACATGGCGGCATGGCATCAGTTTCCTCGGAGCCTGAAGGGAGCCTACAAGCATTTGTTCGGCGAAGACTTGTCGAAGGACGCGAGGGATGAGATGCAGGGGCTGACGCCGGAAGTCATTGCGGCCAACCCTGCCTTTCGGGAATACGCCCTGTCAGATGCCCGAGCCTGCTGGAGGATTTACGAGGCACTCGCCCCATCCTTTCCGGAGTTCGAGTATTTGCTCTCGGAGCTTACTCGCATAATAGCCGCGCGAGGGCTTCCGGTAGACTCCAAGCTCTGCCAGTCCTTTATCGACAAGCTCGACAAGGTCATGGACAAGTGCGAGGCGGCAATCCCTTGGCGGTCCGGCCACAAGCCCGCCCCGATAACTTCGCCGCTGGCCCTCGGCGATGCCTGCAAGCTCGCCGGCATCGAGCCGCCTACCTCGACCAACGAGGATGACCCTGCCTGCATGAAGTGGAAGTCGGCTAACCCGGAACAGTCTATATGGCTCGATGCCATGAGTGGATGGCGAAAGGCTAACAAGCTTCAAGAATCTCTTTACGGTTTAATACTTAGAAAACGCCCCGACAGTCGGGTAAGCACTCGACTGAAGTTTTGCGGAGCGCAACATACCGCCCGCTTTTCCGGGTCAGGCGGCTTGAACTTTCAAGCGATTCCTCGGGGCGAAATCAAGGGGATTAGCATGAAGAAATGCTTGGCCGCTCCAGCCGGCAAAGTCCTCGTATCGGTTGACCTGTCCCAGATCGAGCCGCGAATCCTTCATTGGCTCGCCGGCGACATGGAGTTCCTGTCGCTGGTAAGCGGAGGCATCGACCTGTACGAGGCTCATGGCAGGGCGTCAGGACTGTATGCGGAGGACGAACCCATGAAAGACTTCGCCCCAGAGCTACGGCACTTGTGCAAGGCCAGAACGCTCGGTCTGGGCTATGGCTGCGGAGCAGGCAAATTTGCCTCCGTTGCGGAAGCCCTGACCGGCGGAAAGCTGAAGCTCACGCCGGCAGTAGCTCGGCAGCAAGTGACTGCCTACCGCCAGCAGAATCCTCTGATCATAGCCCTCTGGGACAAGGTCGAGGCGTTCGTTCGCCGGGAGGCCAAGAACGAGCCGGAGTGCGCAGTCATCGAGACTCGATCCGGCAAGCCTATTAGATACTGGGACGTCGAGTTCTCCGGCAAGAAGGACGAAATGTCGGCGGCGACAGTCAAGGGCGGACCTCGCAAGAAACTTTACGGCGGCCTGCTGGTCGAGAATCTTGTCCAATGCACGGCTCGCTGCGTGTTCGGAGAGATGCTGATCAAGGCGGAAGCCGCCGGCCTGCCGGTCTGCCTCCACGTCCATGACTCCATCACTGTAGAAGTGGCGGAGTCGGAAGGGCAGGCGGCCCTCGACCTTCTGGCCAAGATCATGAGCGAAGCTCCGGCTTGGGCGGATGGCCTGCCTCTAGCCGCCGAGGGCGAAATTAGGAGGCACTACTGATGAAACGCCTCTTCGAGTACGCCCTCTGCTGGGGCATTTTCCTTTTAGCCGTAGCCCTCTGGATATGGACTCTAACGGGCTTCGTATTCGCAGTTTTTTTACCATCGAGATGAACATGAACGAAAGATTAATTGGCCTTTGCGGGCCTAAAGGCGTAGGCAAAACGACCTTCGCGAAACAACAGGACGCCCGAGTCCTCTCCTTCGCCAGCCCCATAAAGCGAATGCTCAAGCAGATTCTCCCGCCGGGCGACTGGCTCGGAGAGCGAAAGGAGGACCAGCTTCCCGGCTTTCCCGAGGGTATAACGGCCAGAGTCTGCTTACAGAGCTTGGGTACGGAATGGGGGCGGAATCTGGATTCGGATATCTGGGTAAAGGCCGCCATGCGGGAGGCCGAGTATTTTCTCGGCTGGCCCGATTCCAAGGTGATCTTCGACGACGTTCGCTTCGCAAACGAAGCCGTGGCCATCCGGGCCGCCGGCGGAAAGGTTTACCGGGTAAGCCGGAAGAATTTTGAAGTATCAATTGATCCCCATATATCAGAACTCGGCCTGCCCGAGGAACTGATCGACGGGGAGGTGGAAATATGACCGACGAACACGCCGACCCGGACGACATCAAACAGGACTGGATCGACCGCCAAGCCCGCGAGGGCTGGACGACCTGCCCGGTCTGCGGGACGACCCTGCATGACGACGACATAGCGGAAGGAACTGGCTGCCTTTGCCCGGACGATGAAACTAAATAGTCAGTTTTCCATGTGGGCCGAGAAGTACGATTCGGGCGAACGCTTCCATGCCTTCCTGCTCGCCTTTACCGTCCAGATAGCTCGGGCCATGCCGGACTTTGACGAGGCTTACGCCTATTGCGAGAAAGCCCTCGCTCACTTCGCTCGGCGTGAGCTTCAGCCGAACGAGCTGACGAATGCTCTGGCCGGAGCTTACGAGCGGATCGGTAGGGACGACGTCGGGCGTGGCCCTCGCCGGGAGACGCTCGAACCGACTGGCGACGTGGCCAAGCACTACGGCAAGGCCGGCTCTGTCGAGCAGCTCAAAGTCAAGTCTTGTCAGGACTATCTTTATGGCGACAAGACCGGCGAACTTTTGCTCGACCTGTTCCAGCCTGACGAATGGATTAGCATCGCCAAAAACGCATTCGACTCCGCCGGATCGGTCAGGACGGCCCTCGAATGGTCGGCCTGCCCGGACCTCAAATCATATCAGTTCATTTGTCCGAACGTTTTCAAGCCGCAGGCCGACTCCCGACGGGCCGTACACGCCGCAGGATGGCGTTACATGGTCCATGAGATGGACGATGCCGGCGTGGACTTCGACCAGCAGGTCGGGCCTATCCTAGCCCTCGGTAAAATCCTTCCCCTGAAGCTGGTAACTTTCTCCGCCGGCAAAAGCCTCCATGCATGGTACTCGCTTGCCGGCCAGCAGCACAAGGCCCGCGAATTTCTCGATGCCTCTCAACGGCTAGGCGGCGATCCTGCCTTCGAGCGATTCACGCAACTCTCACGCCTGCCCGGCGGCTCTCGCCCCGGCAAAGGCCCTCAATCCATCCTTTTTCATTCCCTTAATGAAGCTTCCTCCGAACCATGAGCTGCATGACGTCCTAGCGTGGACCATCGCTAATCCACCAGTCCCCAGCACAGGCCAGCCGCAGGCCGACCAAACCTATACCGAGCAAACGCCCTACGTCGCGAAGCCCTCGGACATCCCGCCTGCCACGAAGCCTTTGCCTGAAATCTGGGACTGGGCTAGGATCATGGCGGAAGCCGCCAAGCCCGGCCCCCCGGAAATCCTCAAAGACCTGCTCTGGAAAGGATGCAGAATGTCCGTGGAAGGCTCCTCCAAAGCCGGCAAGACGTGGACCCTGCTGAACCTGGGCCTAGCCGCCGCCCAAGGCACGAACTGGCTGGGCATCGACGTGATAAAGCCCTGCCGAGTTCTCTATATGGACTTCGAGATGATAGGCTGGATGGCGGCGAACCGGATAAGGTATATCTCCGAATCCCTGCGGACGGGCGAGCAGGAGAATTTCCAATACTGGCCCTTGCGCGGCTCCTGCTACGAGTTCGCCCGCCTGAAGGAGCATCTCCTCGTTTCCGGCCAACAGCAGTCCTACGACCTCGTAATAGTCGACCCGTTCTACAAGGCCGCCGTAGGCCAAGACGAGAACTCGGTCGGCGAAGTGATGATGATCCTCCAAGAGATCGAACGCTTCTCCGAAGAGACGGAAACGGCCATAGTGTACGCTCACCACTACTCGAAGGGCAACAAGTCGGACGTGGACGCCCTCGACCGGGCATCCGGATCAGGAGCATTCGCCCGCGATCCGGATGCGAAGATAATGCTGACCCGGCACATGGAGGAGGACTGCCTAACGGTAGAGCCGATCTCTCGCTACGCCGCCAGCCCGGCCTCCTGCGTAGTGGAAACGACCTTCCCGACCTTCAAGCAGCGGGGCGATCTCGACCCGAAGGACCTCTACAATCCTTCCCGCCTAGAGGCATACGAGCGGAAGCGGGATGCCCGAAAGTCGGGCGACTCGGAAGAGCAGCCTTTCTGACTGCCCGCCCAGCCCGCGAGTCCTCGGACTCCCGGCTCCCCGGCTAACCCGGATGTCCATCCCTGCTATAACGCATAGCGTCATACCGTTGGCCAAGATGCCCGGCATCCCGGCGAACGCTTTGCCGGATTGCCGGTCGATCCGGAGGCTCCGGATATCCGGGCATGGCTCGCCCTACGGGCTTCGCACAGGCTATCTCCGGTCTTGCTTTTTCTACAGGCAATCACGGCATACCCGATGCCTGCCGGTAGGACGTTGAGACGTTGTGGACCCTCTAAGGAGGCCACAACGTTTTGTCGAGACGGCCTCTGCCGACAAAGCCGGCCTTGTCGGAGGCAACAGGCTGGCCAAGTATGGCAGGGATTGCCGGTAGGGCTGGTAAGTGAATTTTACTCCTACAGGTCAACCTGTCAACCCCCTAATTCGCTTTCCCTGTATCCATCCACTCGGCAGACAGGCACTCGCTTTTGCCGGTTTGCCGGCTCGCCGGATGCCCGCAATGCGAACTACCCTTACCATAGACATACATAACGATACAACTTGAACTCTCAACATCGCTCCGCAGGCCGGCAGGAGTTCGGCGGCGGACCATGCATTCCTTTAGCCGGACTGCAATTAGACCTGTACGCTTTTGCGTACGTCCTTCAGACCAGCTCGCCGGCCTCGTCCTTGCGTTCCAGCTCTTCGTCTAGGCTTTCCAGCTCCTCCTCGGAAAGCCGGAAGTATTGCCCGACGTCCCGCCTATGGAAGGATAAGGCATGTTTAGCTATGCTCAATAGGAATTTGTTCAGTTCGTCTTCGCTCATAATTTTATAAAGGTAATAGGTTTATCGTTTTCCGGAAATAAATTCAGACCCGGTTCAGGACTTTAGCCTGCCCGAACCGAGAAAAACCGGCCCGCATCGCCCGAACGCCTTGCCGTCAAAACTTACGCATGGAGTAACTACGATCTTAAAATCGTAGCCGTCCGACCGTTTGGCGGATTTTCCTCCGATTCGAGCCATACCTAAAACTATTTCGTAAGGATAATCCGCAGGCAGGTCTTCGCTCGACAAGTTTGCGGCAATGGCGTCCTGCTTCGCCATCGAGCAGGAAAAGGAATGCTTCGATAGTAAACGGGCCGGCTCATCCCAATGGTAAGCATTTATGAATATTCTGTACCTCGCCTTCATCGGTTCAGACCCGGTCAGGACTCGGCAGGCTCAGCAGGCTCCGCCGGGTCTGCCGGGTCTGCCGGCACAAGCCCGTCGATCACTTGACCCAGACTCTCCTCCTTCAGCTTCGCCTGCTCCCGCAAATAAGCATCGGTCAAAGGATCGACGCTCGCCGTAAGGTGGACTCGAAGAGCGCCTTGCCGGTTTGCCGGGCGGCCTGTCTGGTTCGGGCGGCGTCCGCCCCATGATGGTTTGTCTTTTGGCATTAGTTGGATTCCTTTCGTTTAAATCATGTACCCGTCATCGTA